ATTTCAGGAATTACAACTTCTGATAATTCTTACTATGCGTTTGTGGGACTTCCTAATCCTACAAGTATTCAGTCTGATTGGGATAATGATCCCCCTGCACCCATTGATAATTTTAATGATGTAAATGATTATTGGGATACTGTTTTAGCACTTAAGAAGATATCTTCTAGTGATGTAATGCAGGTGGTAAAAAAGAATAGTTGGTCATCTGGTACTACTTACGATTATTATCGTCCAGATTATGATATTACCAATACACCTCCAAATTCACCTGGTACAAGTTTATATCGTGCAATTTATTATGTTGTAAATACTGATTTTAGAGTATATGTGTGTTTACAAAACGGTACTACTCCAGAAACTCCAGATGGTAAACCTTCATTAGATGAACCAACATTTACAGATTTAGAACCAAGATCAGCTGGAACAAGTGGTGATGGTTATATATGGAAATATCTTTATACAATTAAACCTTCAGAATTAACAAAATTTGATTCTACAGAATTTATACCTGTTCCTTTAGATTGGGATAGTAATGCAGATCATGAAGCAGTTAGAGATAATGCAGTTGATGGTGGTATTAAAGTTGTTGTTGTAAAAAATCGTGGAGTTGGTGTAGGAACTGCGAATAGAACATATACAAGAGTTCCAATTAAAGGTGATGGTGATAATGCAGAATGCACAGTTGTTGTTAATAATGATTCTAAAGTTGAATCAATAACAATTTCAAATCAAGGGTCTGGATATACTTACGGTAATGTTGATTTAGTTGCGGGTGGGGTTCCTATTCCAACTACACTTCCTACCTTAGATGTTATCATTCCACCTCAAGGAGGTCATGGAAAGGATATCTACCGTGAATTGGGTGCAACTAATGTTTTACTTTATGCAAGAGTTGAAAATGACGCAGAAAATCCCGACTTTGTTACTGGAAATCAATTTGCTAGAATAGGTATTATTGAAAATCCAGTTCAATTTGGAAGCACCTCCAAGTTGGATATTGATAAAGCTAGTAATGCTTATGCTTTACGTTTGACAGGTGCTGGTTGGAGTGGAGCATCATTTACAGGAGACTCTCTTATTACCCAAACAACGGGTGCTGGAGTTACTGCTGTAGGTAAGGTTATTAATTATGATGAAACTACTGGAGTTTTAAAGTATTGGCAAGATAGAACTCTCGCAGGATTTAATACTGCAGGAGTTGCTCAAACTACCACTACATATGGATACAATTTGACTAGATTTACTAAGGAGATTACCACTGGTGGTAGTCTTACTATTGTTGGTGGAAGTACTAACTTATCAATAAGTACTGATTTTAGCGGTCTTTCAACCTCAATAAATAATAGAACATATTACCTTGGTCAATCCTTTACTGATGGTTTATCAAATCCAGAAGTTAAAAAATACTCTGGAAACTTGATTTATATCGATAATAGACCAGCTATTACCAGATCTTCTAATCAAAAAGAGGACATCAAAGTTATATTGCAGTTTTAATAAACAATGGCTCAAACAACCAATCTCAACGTATCACCATACTTTGATGATTATTCTGAATATCAGAATTATCATAAGGTTCTTTTTAAGCCAGGTTATCCTGTTCAAGCAAGAGAACTAACTGGTTTACAATCTATATTACAAAATCAAATTGAAAAATTTGGTCAACACTTCTTTAAAGAAGGTTCGAGGGTAATTCCAGGTAATACTTTATATACTAAAAATTATTTTGCTGTAGAAATAAATGAATCGCATTTAGGGATTCCTGTAGATTCATATCTTGATCAGTTAGTTGGTAAAAAAATTATAGGTCAATCATCTGGTGTTGCTGCAATAATTGATAAAATTTTAAAAGCAGAAGACTCTGAAAGAGATAATTTAACAGTATATGTACAATATATTTCTTCAGGTGTACAAAATAATAATCTAGAAGCATTTGTTGATGGAGAATTATTGTCATCTAGTGCTGATATAACTTCTGGTCCAGATAGTGATACATTTATTCCTGCTGGAGAATCTTTTGCATCTTGTATTTCTTTAGATGCTACTTCTACAGGAGCCTCATTCTCTATTGCCGATGGTGTATATTTTGTTAGAGGACAGTTTGTTAATGTAGAGAAAGAAACTATTATATTATCTCAGTATGATAATCTTCCATCATGTAGGGTTGGATTAAGAGTTATAGAAGAAATTATCAATTCTGATGAAGATGAAACTCTAACTGATAATTCAAAAGGATTTAATAATTTTGCTGCACCAGGTGCAGATCGCCTTAAAATTTCATGTTCTTTATTACAAAAACCTCTTGACGACTTAAATGATAATAATTTTGTTGAATTAGGTACTATTAATAGTGGAGTATTAAAAACTGCTACTGCTGCAACTACAGATTATAATATATTTGGTGATGAACTTGCTAGAAGAACATTTGCTGAATCGGGTGACTATACTGTTAAACCTTTTAATATAGCATTAAAAAATTCTTTAAATAACGGTTTAGGTAATAACGGTCTTTATAATATAGGTGAACTTACTGAAACAGGATCTCCAGCTAAAGATTCTCTTGGAATATATCAAGTTTCTGCTGGTAAAGCATTTGTAAAGGGGTATGAAATTACTAAAATTTCAACTGAACAATTAGAATGCCCCAAACCAAGAAATGCAAAGTTTTTAAAAAGTCAAGGAATAAATTATAATACAGGTGCAACATTAGAAGTTGATAGAGTTACTGGATCTCCAAAAATCGGAATCGGTAATACTTATATTGTAAGTTTAAGAGATCAGAGACAGGGTACGGCAAGTGCAGCAAATGTGATGTCTGCACCAGGTACTGAAATTGGTGTTGCAAGAATTTATGATTTTGCATTAGAATCTGGAACATATTCTTCATCAAATGCTAATACTAATCAATGGGATGTTGCTCTTTATGACATTCAACCATTTACTACTGTTCATTTAAATGAAGATGCTACACTCACAGTTCCAACTTTTGTAAAGGGAAGATATAGTGGTGCAACTGGATATGTAAGAAGTGCTACTAGTTCCAGTAAGATTATGACTCTTTATAATACTCAAGGAACTTTCTTAGTTAATGAACCATTTACATTTAATGGTATTGAAGATGGTCGTGTTGGTACTGCTGTAACTCATTATGGAGTAAAAAATGTTAAGTCCATTTATGGTGGCCCTGATCTAGGGGATGTTGGATTTGCAAAAACATTTGCTGCAGATGTTATTCAAAAGGATGGTGAGTTTATTGGTGATGCTACAATTACATCTGTTAATGGTAGTACTGGAATAAGTACTATTACAAGTCCAAATCCATTATTCCCATCAAATGTGAAAGTAAATGATATACTTGCTTTTGGTGGAGAGTCATCTACAACAATTTCTTATGCAAGAGTTACCACTGTTGGTACTTCTGATATTAATGTAACTGGAATTACAACTGTTTCAGGAGTCGCTGTTGGGCAATTACCCACAGCAACAGGAACTAAGAATCCTACAAGTCTTTCTGATTTGAAAATACTTAAGTCAGAATATACGACTTCTACTGACAATACGTTATATACAACAGCACCTAAGAAATTTATTGCTGATTTTGATTTAACTTCAGCAACAATAACAATTAGAAAATCTTTTGATGTTACTATAGCCCATGCAACAAATTCTCTTACCTCAGTAGTAACTGCTGGTGCTAATGAAACATTTTTACCATTTGATGAAGAAAGATATTCGTTAATTAGGGCTGATGGTACTACTGAACTTCTAACGTCTGATAGATTTGATATTAGATCAAGTGCTTCTGGAACAAGTATTTTAGAAATATTTAATGTTGGAGTAGATTTAGGTAGCAATGAAGATGCTACTTTAATTGCAACTTTAACTAAATCAAACCCAAAAGCAAAAGTAAAGAGGCAAAATAGGGTAAATGCACAAGCAATTACTTATTCAACCAAATCTGCTTCTGGAGCAACAGCAATAACTTTAAATGATGGTTTAACATATGGTAATTATCCATATGGAACAAGAGTTCAAGATGAAACTATTGCACTAAATGTTCCTGATATTATTAAGATTCATGCAATATATGAATCTACAGATTCTAGTGATGCTTCTGCTCCTCAGATGAAATTAACATCTCTAACTGGAGGTACAGGAAAAACTGGTGATTTAGTTATTGGTGAGATATTTAAAGGTAAAACTTCAGGTGCTCTTGGAATATATGCTGAAAAAATAGATGATGATGATATTACATACATTTCTTTAAATAATATTCCATTTACAGAACAAGAAACAGTTGCATTTGGTGAATCACAACTCACTGCTATAATTAGTTCTTTAAGTGGTTCTAGTAGAAATATATCTGCAAATTATACATTCAATAATGGTCAGAAAGGTTCTTTCTATGATTATGGATTTATTACCAGAAAGAAAAATGCCAAAGCACCTACAAGACGTATAAAAATATACTTCAAGAGTGCTTTTCATGATAGTGAAGATACTGGAGATATTACTACAAAAAATTCTTATGATTCTTTTGATTATGGATCAGATATTCAACAAACTAATGGTATTAGAAATACTGATATGGTCGATATTAGACCAAGAGTTTCTCAATACACAGTCGCTGAAAATGTAAGATCTCCTTTAGAATTTTTTGGAAGAACATTTAATCAAGATGGAAACTCCTCTACTAATATATTAGCCTCTGACGAATCATTCAATGCTGATATTCAGTTTTACGTTGGAAGAATTGATAGAATATATTTAACTAAAGTTGGTCTACTTAAAGTTCAGTATGGATTACCATCAGAGACTCCTCAAAAACCAATTCCGATTGATGAAGCATTAGAGATTGCATCTGTTAAACTACCACCATTTCTTTTCAATACTTCAGACGCATCATTATCATTCTTAAATCATAAAAGATATAGAATGTCTGATATTAAGACTCTTGAGGATAGAATTAAGAATCTTGAATATTATACTTCATTATCACTATTAGAAACAGCAACATCGAGTTTATTTGTACCTGATGCTGATGGTTTAAATAGATTCAAATCTGGATTCTTTGTTGATAATTTTACCTCATTACAACCACAAGAAAATAGAGTAGAAGTAAAAAATAGTGTTGATGTTCCTAATAAAGAATTAAGATCAAAACATTATACCAATTCTATTGACTTAATGTTTGGCCCTGTTGACGGTAATGCTGGTGAAAATGTAGTAGAAGGTAGAGACATAAAGAAAAATAGTGATATTGTCACTCTTAATTATAGAGAAGTTGAATACATCAGCCAAACCTTTGGAACTAGAACTGAGAGTGTAACTCCTTTCTTAGTTAATTACTGGACTGGAAATATTGATTTAACTCCTGCATCAGATACATGGGTAGATACTGCAAGAGTAACTGCAAAAATTATCGAACAAGAAGGTAATTTTGCTGAAACTATTGCTATGGCATCTGGAATATTTGGTGGATTTGATCCTCAATCAGGTCTCACACCAGTTCTATGGCAGTCATGGGAAACTCAATGGACTGGAGTTGATATTAGAGAAAGATCAGAAACAAGAACTGAAATTACTAATGTAAGTGCAAATACATCACAATCTGGTAGAACAACTACATTTACACAAGATACTGAAACAACTACTTTCCAAGAAACAACAACTGAGACATTTGAGACTGGAACTTCAACCAGACAAGGAACTCAATTATTCATTGAGGAGCAATTTGACAGAGTTTCGCAAGGTGATAAGGTTATAAGCAGAGATCTCATATCGTTTATGCGTTCTCGTAATATTCAATTCGTTTCTTCTGGGTTAAAACCACTTACAAGAATGTTTGCATTCTTTGATGGAAGAAATGTAACATCATATATTGTACCAAAATTATTAGAAATTACTATGGAGAGTGGAACTTTCCAAGTTGGTGAGACAATCAGATCCATATCGGCAGCTGCAGGTTTTGGTCAAATACAGTCTGAAGAAGCAACTCCACATATTATATTCAGAGCTGCAACACCTAATCATAGAGAAGGTCCATTTAATGCTCCAACAAAAACATTCGTCTTTAACCCATATACAGCAGAAAATACAATAGTTGAATCTGATGTGGTTGCTGATTTTATTGGTAGTGCAAATGAAGCTCTTGAGGTAGTTAGAAATCAACTTCCATCAACATACTCATCAACAACTACTATTCTTAACGTTGATACTTTATCATTAGCACAACAAGCACAGGGAGATTTCTTTGGATGGGTTAATGAAGGAATGACTTTAGTGGGTGATTCAAGTGGTGCTATCGCAAAGGTTGCTAGTCTTAGATTAGTTGCTGGATCTGATTCCAGATTACATGGTAGTTTCTATATTCCATCTCCAACTTTCTCAGCTAATCCAAAATGGGAGACTGGGCAAAAGACATTTAGATTGATTGATAACACAGAAAATAATAGAGTAAATTCAAGAACAAGTGCTCAAGAAATGTTTGACTCAAGTGGAACTCTTGAGACTGTTCAGGAAGAAATTATATCAACTCGTAATGCAAGAGTTAGTGGTCGTTTTGCTACAGATACTCAAGATGAAATAAGATTTATTGGAAGTGATGTAACAGTTGATACTGTAAGTGTAGATGTAACTACAGACCAAATAGGATCTGTAACGATA